TGGTGTTTTTCTGGGTTGCAGTTACACAGACCCGCAGTATGGTCTGACTTTCCGCCAGTATTATGCGGCGGATACCGTGGCTAGTGACATTGTTGGCTACGTTCTGGATGACCCGGATGCACTGTTTAAAGTAGCCGTTGTTTCTGCTACTACTACAATCGGGTATGTAAATCGTACTGCTGTTGGCAACAATACTGTTCTGGTTCAGAACTCCGGTTCTACCGTTACGGGTAATTCTGCTGTAGCAGTAGACGATAACACTGGTACGACAATCAGCTTCCCGATTCGTATCGTAGACGTTGTTCCTGAGACAGCTATTGCAGGTTACCCGGGTTCGTACACTGAGGTTATTGTTAAGTGGAACGCCCCGTACTTCACCCTTGCTGAAGGCACTCCGAACACGATTACGTGGGCTGGCGGTCATCAGTACATTAACCCGCTTGGCGTTTAAGGAGAATATAAATGGCAATTTCACGCGCACAATTACTTAAAGAACTGCTCCCCGGCTTGAACGCCCTTTTCGGTCTGGAATATGCCCGATACGGTGAAGAGCATAAGGAGATATTTGATACCGAGACTTCAGAGCGTTCGTTTGAAGAGGAAACCAAGCTGTCAGGCTTCTCCGCCGCCCCGGTGAAGAACGAAGGCAGTGCGATAGCCTACGATAACGCGCAGGAAGTATTTACTGCTCGGTACAACCACGAGACAATTGCTCTTGGTTTCTCACTAACCGAAGAGGCCATTGAGGACAACCTGTACGATTCACTGTCGTCCCGGTACACCAAGGCTCTTGCTCGGGCTATGGCATACACCAAGCAGACTAAAGCTGCTGCTGTACTGAATAACGGCTTCTCCACCAGCTATAACGGTGGCGACGGCAAACCGTTGTTTAGTGCTACGCACCCCACGGTCTCTGGTGGCACTAACTCAAACATCCCGTCTACAGCGGCTGATTTGAACGAGACTTCTTTGGAAGCCGCCGTTATTCAGATTGCTGGCTGGACGGATGAGCGAGGGCTGTTGATTGCTGCCAAGCCGCGTAAGCTGGTTATCCCGCCGTCACTGATGTTTGTGGCTACCCGCCTGCTTGAAACTGAGCTGCGTGTTGGTACAGCGGATAATGACATTAACGCCCTGAAGAGCAACGGTTCGATCCCTGAAGGATACACCGTTAACCACTTCTTGACTGACAATGATGCTTGGTTCCTGACCACAGATGTGCCAAACGGTATGAAACATTTTGTTCGTACTCCGATGGCTACGTCAATGGATGGAGACTTTGATACCGGAAACGTACGGTACAAGGCCCGTGAGCGTTATTCGTTCGGCTGGAGTGACCCGCTGGGCATGTATGGCTCGGAAGGCGCAGCTTAAACCTAGTTAATTAAATAGGTTATGAAGGGGGCTTCGGCCCCCTTTTTATTTGAGTTGACTTGGCAATGTGTTGGTGCTATAACGAAACAGACCCAAGATTAATACTCATACCGACTGGCTTGGCAGACGTAGTAGAGACGGTATGAGAAGTGCTACTACACGAGGATTTAAAACTTATGGCTATTACTACGTTTCAAGGCCCAGTTCGCTCACTTAATGGTTTTTATACTCAGGGCCCGGGCAGTATTATAAATCTCCCAAACGGCACGAACACTATAACGCTGGATGTTCCTACCTATGCGGGCAAAATTATTCGTACTAACGACGCTACTTTGGTCGTTACGCTTCCTACACTAGATGCTACAGCAGACCCTGTCTCTTCCGGCCCCGGCTCAGACCCTAATACGGTAAATAATATGGGCGTGAGCTTTACGTTTGTTCTGGAAACTGCGGCTACCACGTGGAAAGTAATTACCGCTGCGTCCCAGTATATGATGGGTTCTATAGCGGTTATCGACGTAGACAGCTCTGGCGCAATGGCCGGGTATGCTGCGAGTAGCACAGCAACGCGCTCTGTGAACTTCAATGGCTCCACACAAGGCGGGGCTATAGGCACATGGGTAAAGGTAACGGCGCTGAACTCTACTATGTGGTACGTTACGGGTGTTTCTATCTTAACAACAGGGTCTCCTGCTACTCCGTTTGCCAACTCATAGTAGGGGGGTCGTAATGGCTATGCAATATGATGTAAAATCAAAGTATCTTGTCGCTGACGGAGCTTTGGTGGCTTACAGGACTCGTCTGAAAGGCTTGTATGTAACAGTAACTTCTGCTGGCGCTGCGCTTATTGTTTACGATAACGCTTCTGCTGCTTCTGGGACTGCTCTGCTTACTATTAGCACTGCTGATGTAGGAACCCACAATGTTATCATACCCGGAGAAGGTATTTTAGCTGAAAATGGGCTATATCTTGACATAAACGGTGCGGCTGCGGTTACAGCTTTTTACGGGTAATTTATGCAGGCTAACAAGGAGTACGACTTAGCTGGGAGAAGTGTGTTTATCGCTCTCCCAGCTTATGACTTTAAAGTTTCCCTGAAACTCGCGGTATCTTTAGCGGCGTTCGCTCAAGCAGCCGTTCGACACGGTATTACCATTCAAATAGGTAGTATTTGCGGGTGTTCTGTTGTCTCCCGTGCGCGTAATTTGCTGGCTCAGGATATGCTTGAGTCTCCGTGTACCGACCTTCTTTTTATTGATTCCGATATTAATTTTGACCACAACGATGTGTTTCGTTTGCTTGCGTGGACTTCAGACCCCAAAAAAGGCATTGTTGCTGGCGTACCACGTACCCGTAGTACAGATACCGTGTATATCACCACCTTAGAGCAAGACGCAGGTGGGCAGTTGACGATGAATGGTATGGGTTTGGTTCGGGCGGAGCGTGTGGCTACGGCGTTTATGATGGTCAGAAGGGATGTATTTGAGACACTGGCTAGAGAACATACGGATTGGCAGTACGATGACCCGCGTTCTGGCCGTAGATTGACTGCGATGTTTGATTTTAAATTAACCCCTGAAGGTTATATTGGGGAAGACTTTTTGTTTTGCGACCGTGTTAGAGCGCATGGGTTTGAGGTGTGGATAGACCCCACAATCAAGTTGGGGCATATGGGTGTTCAGGAATACATGGGTGATTTTGGGAAAGATGTTTTATACCCGATGATTGCCCCCTCGCAGCAGGTAGCGTAAATATGAGTGATTTAGAACAAATAAAGGTACAAGCAAGAGTCGAAATAGAAAAGCTGGAAGCGCAGTCTTCAGCCAAAGAAGTTTCTTCCAGATATATTGGTAAATCTGCTGTTCCTTGGATTGTTCTCCTTGTCGTTGTAGGCGTCGTTTCTGCGGCGTTTCTTCCTTCTGAGTCTTTGTCCCCCGTAATAGGTCTGGTTTCTACCGCAGTCATGGCTTTGATTGGTATGCTTTCTGGTATAACAGGCACCAAAGACAAAGAAGAAAAACCTGAATTTACCGTTATAAATCAACTTATAGACCGGCTTGATAAACAAGAACCCGCTATGAGTGTTGATATTGATGGGGATAAAGTTGTAGTCAAAAAAGGCGAAAGTGTTGTTACAACCAAAAAGGTGAAGTGATGGCTAAAACCCCCGCATGGCAACGAAAAGAAGGTAAAAACCCGAAAGGCGGCTTAAACGCCAAGGGTAGGGCGTCTTACAATAAAGCCAACCCGGGTAAGCCGGGATTGAAGCGCCCGCAGCCGGAAGGTGGTGCTAGGCGCGATTCATTCTGTGCCAGAATGAAAGGGATGAAGAAGAAACTGACGAGTAAAAAAACTGCTTCTGACCCCAACAGCCGTATAAACAAAAGCTTGAGAGCATGGAATTGTTAGCATGGAAATATGGAACATAATACTTTCAGTAATTGTGGCGGCGATGGGATTTCTTTTACGGGATAAATTTGAAGAGTTGAATAGATTGGCTATACTACTTAACAAAACACGCGAAGAAATAGCGCGTGAACATATTACCCGCAAGGAGGTTAGAGATGATATTGAAAAAATCATGGAACGCTTTGACGCGGGTTTTGAACGATTGGAAGCTAAAATTGATGCGCTCCAAAGAAATAAACATGGGGGGGCGCATGAAAGCTCTAGGGGTTAATGTGGTTGGTGGTAAATCCGCTGATGCAGGCGGTAAGCCTATGCCGAAGAAAAATAAAGTTGGGAAGCTGGCTAAAGTGCTTAAATCAAAATCGAGGAAAAAGAAATGAAAGATATGAAAGGTAAAGGCGCAAAGAAAGGCGGCAAATCTGGCGGTTCTTATCGTAGCGCGGCTGATGGCCCGGTAGTCAAGAAAGGCAAGACCAAGGGTAAGCAGGTTAAGATGGCTAAAGGCGGGAGGATGTGCTAATGGCGCATAAAAAGAAACCTGTACTTGTAGACGCTAGGACTGGGGAGCGTCTTGATTCTGATGGGGAGTTGCCTGAAGGGTGGAATGAACTGATAACTGAAGAACAGTACTTTAAAAACCGCGCATCTGGTAAGACTAAAGCTCCTATAGATGTACGTAAAAGAGGTCTTGTAGATCAAGATGGGCATGACTATAGGAGTAAAGATGCTGAAACCTTCAGTAGGCTTACTGACGTTGAAAGTTATGCAAAAGATAATTTACTAAAAGGGGTGAAAGGTGCTCCGGTTAAAAACTCGGCGCGGATACGCGATGAAGAGCTGGATATGGAGTTGCCCGACAAGTCAAAAAAGGGTAAAACCCCCCCAAAAAAGAAAACTGGCGGTTCTATTGGGTATCGGTCTGGCGGTTCAGTTAAGTCTTCCGCATCTAAACGTGCCGACGGTTGCGCCACTAGAGGTAAAACCCGAGGGAAGATGTGCTAATGCCTACTAATAAACCAAAATACCCAACTGAGAAAGAACTTAAAGATCAGGGATATTCTGTAGCTGAAATACAAGCAATTATGGAGGTTTCTGACAAGGAGCGCCGGGAAGAAGAAAGTAGAGCTCCTACGACACGCACTGAAATAGGTAAGAAGAAAGGCGGTTCAGTTAAGTCCAAGTCAGCCTCAAAACGTGCTGATGGGTGCGTTACTAAAGGCAAAACTCGAGGAAAAATGGTATGAGACCCAGTCGCGGCATGGGGGATGTAGCGCCCTCTAAAATGCCTAGTGGAAAGACTGTATATCGTAAGGACAACCCTAACGAGGTGACGGTTTATAAGAAAGGCGGTAAGGCCAAGTGGATTCAGGAAGCTGTTAAGAAACCCGGGGCTTTGCGCAAATCTCTAGGCGTTAAGGGAGGGCAGAAAATACCTGCTAAAAAACTTTCTGCGGCGGCTAAAAAACCGGGTAAGATGGGTCAGCGCGCTCGGTTGGCGCAGACTTTTAAGAAGATGCGTGGCAAGTAAATGGCGCGTACTGATGAAGCCAAATGGAAAAGAGTTGTTGCCAGCGTAAAAGCTGGGGGTAAAGGCGGGAAGCCCGGGCAATGGTCTGCTCGTAAAGCCCAGTTAGCCACGCAGCAATATAAGAAGTCTGGCGGTGGTTATAGAGGTGAAAAAACGGAAGCGCAGAAATCGCTTTCCAAGTGGACTAAAGAGGATTGGGGAACCAAGTCTGGCAAGCTTTCTACTCAAGGTTCTAAAGCCACTGGGGAGCGTTATTTGCCGAAGAAGGCTCGAGAAAGTCTGTCAAAGCAAGAATATGCGGCGAC